TTTCAAGGTGTTGCCAGTCAATCCAGCAACGTGGGTTTCCAAGCTATCCAATGCGCGCTGAACTTCCACGCTCTCGGACATCTGCCGTAACGCCTGCATCATGCCCTTAGTCTCTGCGGCATAACGCTTGTTCAGTAATGCGTCAATGTACTCGGATAGCGTGAAGTCCATTAGAGTAGCCTCGGTTGCATCTGTGCCTCTTTTATCCGGCGCTCGGCTATCTTGAAATAGGTTTCGTCAATCTCAATCCCGATGAAATTTCTGCCCGTCTGAACACAAGCCACACCCGTTGTGCCCGAACCCATAAAGGGGTCAAGGATGGTGTCGGCAGGGTTGGTGGCATCAAGAATAAGCTTACCTATTAGTGGCACAGGCTTTTCGTTTGGGTGTAATAAATCATCGGGCATTATTCGCCGTTGCTTTACTATCGTTCTTGGTCGCTTGCCGGGAAATCCAAAGTTGGGCATGGTGGCGAAAAGTATATTTTCATGCTGTGGTGCATATTCGCCGTTAAGGTTACCCATGCCATGAATAACCTTATCCCATATTATTTGCGACTTGATTGCCATGTGCGGGTTAATTGCCTTATAAAATTCATCCTGAACATCCCACCTATAAAAGCAATACAAACATCCACTAACCTTAAGCAATCTGTATGCATCACCCGTCCAGTTGGTAAAAGGCTCTTTGTCATTGGCTATCTTGGGCTTCCACAAGGATTTATCAGAGCGCCTGGCGCTCTGATAGTCTATCCCATACGGCGGGTCAGTAATCACGGCATCCACGCTCTTATCCGGCATCCCCTTCATCACGTCAAGGCAGTCGCCAAGTATAAGTTCTACGGTCATTACACCTCTTTCAAGGTTTCGTCCATCTTGCCTACCGGATAAAATGATAAGTGTTGCTCATCAGCCTTGTTAATACCGGCTCGATGACAACCGGCTCCGATATCTGCAACACCTCAATAACAACAGGATAACCATAGTCAACAGGAGCGAGGTATCCAGGGTCAACAGGGGCAGGGTATCCAGGGTCGATAGGATAACCATAATCAATAGGATAACCAGGGTCAATAGGATAACCAGTAGGCTCAAATCGCACATTCGGAGTAGGCTCAATGCCAAGGTCAGGGGTCGGTAAAGTGCCTTGTGCGTAGGTGTTCGCACCCATTGAGATAAAACCCACTGCCAGCACCATCACAATCAATACGCTAAATACGTTCCATGCGTGTTTCATATCACACCTCCTTCAAGGTTTCGCCCATCTTACCAATCAACTTCACAAGCCTTCCATCGGCAAACTTCTCAATGTAAATCATCACCACATCATCGGGCAAACAGTCAATCGTTACCCTGCGCAGCTTATCGTCTTTATGCACTATCCCAGCTTCCACCAACATTCTTGCGAATACCTTAGCTTCTATCAAAATGGAACCTCCTGTCCCCTATTTCCAACGAGCCTTTCCAACGAGTTTACCTGTTCCAACTCCGCTTTCTCGCCTTCGTCTGCTACCTGCGCACTTGACATTCCCATCACCGTTCCAATGCGTTCTCGATACCACTCATCAGCCCACAGTCCGGGATTGTCCCTGCGCAACTGGGATAAGGCCGCTATCTGTGCTTCAGTACTCACAACCTCCGGAGACTTCCAGTTGATACTAATATCACCCAAGTCGGCTGGTGGCGCTGATGGTGCGCTCAATCCTAAGAAATTCGCCAGCTTACCGGTGAACTTCTGTAAAAAGCTACTATTCACATCATACTCACGCTGTATCTCGGCTGTCATTTTCAAGAGCATCACTATCGCCTGGCTGTTCTCTTTCTGAAAACGGATAACTTTATTAATCAACCCAGATTCTAACTGCTTCAAGGCTTCACCGGATAACGCACCCTGCGTTGTAATCCCATATACGGGGGTCTGTGAAATCTGACTTATCTCCCTTTCCAGCTTGTCCAGTTGGTTCGTGTACTGGCTCATATCTGTCGTGCCAAACTCGCCCACCTTCACAGTAGATAAGAACCGAGCTAAACTCTCATCGATGTTAGTTACGATGTTCCCGCTGTTATCTTTCAAGACAAGATTAATAACCGAGCCCGGTACAATCCCGTCTTTGTCAATCTCCATACCAATAGACCAATAAACTTTGAACGCACTTAGCTTGCTCGCCATCTGCATATCATAAAGCGTTGCATTCAGAATGTCCTGCAACGGCACTACGGGGCGGATTTCTGATTCTCCATAAGGGGTATAGTTGTCCCGCTTGTTGGCAAACTGCACCATCGGGATAACGCCCAATTCCCATACATACCCGTTACCTTCGTCAATCACCTTCAGCGAACTCTGTTCTGGAACGAGAACCTTAGTAACTTCACCACCCCCATCTTCACCTTCCCAATATGTAATCTTGTCCGGCTGGTAAACGATAAGATGAACCAGCCTTGCATCACCCAGGTCTTCAAAGTCGGTTGACACATCCGCTGGCTCGCTCACACTCCATAACTTACAGGCCCATATCGGTAAGTTGGTCATCGTATCAAATATAGCGATAACCCCTGAATACCCGTCAAAGGCTGGCTCTGAACTCCATAATGCCGTCTGCGGGTCAATCAAGACATAACTCTCGCTGTCCCGGATAGCACCCCTGAACCATTCACCCTGACGTGATTCGAACCCGTTCCGGTCAAGCGTGTCATTTATCCACTTGTTAGCCTCATCACTCGGTGAGGTAATCTCCGAAGCAACAAGCCTGCCGGACATCATATCGACTACAATGCCGCAATAGTTAGAACAACTCTCGTTCAATCCAGCGTCGTCTTCCTGGATGTTCAATAGCCTGCGTTGCTGAACCGTCAGGTTACTGTCTTGGTCCCCGCGCTCGTAACGTCTGTACTTCTCAACCCTTGCCCCCCTTTTGCGGATAGCCGCCAGCCAGCTTGCGCCGCCATCTACGGCTTCATATAACTTCTTGTCGGTTTGCTCTAATGCGCTTACTACCAGTTGGTCGTTCATTTATGCCTCCTAAAATGGCGGTCTATCCTTCTCTCTCTCTATTCGTCCAGCATAGTTTTCAATGCTGGCACGGGGGTTTATCTCGGTTTTTCTTTGCGATAGATAGGACATTGCCCACACCTTCGCGTCCAAACGGTTCGGGCTGGCATCGCCCGGCGTCCATAAACATAATTCGTCTTCAAGTTTTTCAAATACCCCAACGTGGTGGTCACGCCCCTTTTCTGCTATCGCGCTTATTGGTTCCGCTCTGGTTGCCTTGCCACGAGACGCCCAAACAAGCCTTACAGGAACTTCACCAACAGTATTGTCCTTCAGCTTCGCATTGATAACCGCCTGACGAATAACGCTTTCAATCATCTCGCCGCCGTTATTCTTTTCGGCAACAATACAGTCCGCTTTATAGCGATGAAAAGCAGTTATCGCCGCTTGTGCCCAAGCCTCTGGACTTCCCTGCAAGCTATCATCGGCAAGGGTGTAATAGTCATCGCCAATCACGCCAGCCGTTATAACGCCCGCCTCGTCACCACCCGTAGTCGTGGACGGGTCAACACCGACAACGATGGTAGATAAACTCTCAGGTGATTTTACAACACGCCCCGCCTCAATAATTTCTCTTGTCCACAATGCGCCGGGGGCTTCGTCAATATCTTCCGCATTGATTTCCTGACGTATTGCAAGCGCCGTCATATCTTTAGATATATCCTCAAGCGCCTCTCTGCTAATGTGAGGATTGTCCCAGCTTGTAAAATGAAACACTTCCCAGCGTCCGGTATTATCGCTTGAAGCCTTCTTGTATAGCTTCGCCGCGTGCTGTGGGTCTCTTGCTTTTGACGTGCCTCTGGAGTGTAACGAGGGCGGCGTATAAATAAACACCGCATCGCCATTGTTATCAAGCAGCATTGGAGCGCCAACCTCTGTCCACGCCGTTTCGTCCATTAGCTGATACTCGTCTAATATCAAAACGTCAGCATAGTCACCGCGTAAAGAATCGGCATTCCACGCCGTCTTTGCCCTAATCCGGTTCTCAGTCATTGGCACTTCGATAACATGCCTCGTCTCATTTTTATAATATACGCCCGCTTGCATTGGCTCTGATAGCGCCGCCGTCACCTCAAACCAAAACCGCTCTATTTGGTCTTGTGTTGGCGCCGCATATAGCACTCGCTGGCCTGCTAAAAATCTCTTTATCGCCAATATGGCCATGCCAACGGTTTTGCCACCACGCCGCCCGGCGCGAATAACCTTGCGCTTAGAAACGCTCTCTATAAAGTCCCGCTGCTTCTTATGCGGAGTGGGTATCGTTACTGTCGTTCTCAGCATATCTCACTATTATCTCGACACCGGCATCTGTTTTCTGGTCTATCTTCTGAACCGCCTTGCCAATAATCCACTCAAGAATTTCAGTCGCCGCCCTTTGTTTAATTTGTTCATTTCTTGACTCCAGCCCCTGCGCCTTCACTTGCGCCGCCTTGCGCCCAACGTCCTGCAACTCCATTATACATTGAATGGCAATTTCGGTATTCAGGCGCCTTGCCAGTCCATTTAGATAGTCCCTGCGCTCAGTCGGCCAGTTATAAAACGCCGTTTTACTCATTCCAGCTTTTATATAACCATCCTTGTCGGTCTGAACTTGGCTGCGCTCAATAACGTAAGCCCGTTCTAAATCGTTCTCTATGCTTTCTATTTCGGTTCGTAAATTGTCCACAAAAACCCCGGTTAAGGTAAAGAATCGGTCAATACATGGTCATAAATGGTCATAATAAGTATTACTCTCGCTCTAACCGTTCCCAATCATTATAATCGTAAATGATGACTTTTACTAACTTCTTGTCCGCCTGCACTTGCGCCAACACGGATAGATACTGGTTAGCGTCCTCTCCCGCCCCCAACTCGAAACGGGGTGAGCCGTCTGCCATAGTTTTTACCCGTACTATCTCGGCATCAAATACGGCTATCGGCTCAGGCATCCAATAATCTCCATCGCTTCCTCAAAACTCCGAATGATATAAGCCCGCCCCTGCCAGTTATCGAAAAACTGTTTTTGGCTGTCGGATAAATCTCCATCCTTAGACTTCACCTCAAATAGAAGGTTCTGCCCATATTTCCCGCACAAGAGGTCGGGGCACGCTCGCCCCACCTGCGATAACACAATCACGCTTACGCCAGCCTTCCGTAAAGCGTCTACGATTTCCTTCTGGTTAGTGTCCGCTCGATTTCTCACGCCTCCATTGTAGCATAGATTAGTCCTATTTACAACTTTAATTAGTCGAGCCTAAAAAGGCGGCAAGCCATCACCAAGTCTAAATATTTTCAACGCGTACTTTTCCGCATCTTCTATTTTCATTCTAAACGTGCGGATTGTATCCTTTGGCTCCCATACTTCATTTACATATCTAGATTTATACAATTTCTGAAGTATTGCTTTCCCAAATACAAAAACAATGTTGTAGTTTCCCTGAATGTAAAGCCAGGAGTTATCGTTGCGCATTATACCAGACGGCGTCCAGGTCTTTATATCTGCCCTACTTTTTTCTGCCACCTCAATAGAGACATTGCGTGTTTGGAGTATTCTGTTGTCAAGCTTTATTTCTATACCCTGTCTGTTTTCACCATAGTTTTGCTGATAGTATTTACTGGAATAGTTACTTAAAGCAATCCCCAGCTCATTCATCAGCAAGTCTACAACAAAATCTTGAAACTGAAGTCCCTCCTCGAATACAGTAGACCTATCAGCGTCCGGATAATAGTTAGACTTCGTTTCCATAAACGTCCCATCCTTCTGTTTGCTTTCGTGCAAACAACTCTATTCGCTTTCCTAGTGGATATATTGTGTCAATTATTTTTCTGAATGTTTCCGGCTTTGCGCTATGGGCTGTTCGCTTTTCAGTAACAACGCTATCAAATAGCTTCTGATTATCCGGCTGACAAGTGCCACGAACACAAACTAAAAGAAACTCATGCCGGACGCTATTATAATGTCCCATAACGTGCTCAACCTTATCCCACACAAAAGATGACTTGTATTCAAATCCCCAGGCATTAATCAGACCAAACACCTCTGCTAATATCGGGGATGTTACCCATAAAAATAAAACGGCATTATCATCAACAATATCCATTACTGGCATTTCACATAACTGCTTTACCGTTAGCGTCTGATAGTGGTCGTCCTGCACACCCATATAGTCAGGCATTGTGTTTCCATAAGCCCATGGCGGATCTGCATATATCACCCGATATTTACTATTCGGCAAGTCCCATTCAGGCTCTTCTTTATACAGCTTGTCAAAATATCGTACTAATCCCGTTGAGGTCGGCTCTATCCCCATTTCGATACATTCGTCAATATATGAGTTAATGTCATCAATGGAGATTTTTAACAACTTTTTTCGCCGCTGCCACTGCATTTTCGTAAAGCCATAGTCAGCTAAGGTAACGGGTCTGTTACCATAGCCATCCACGCTTCCGTGTAATATCTCCGGCTCTATCAGTTCTGTTGTCCTGCGCTTCGCCAAAATATAAACTAATGAGGCTTTTACTAGGCTCTCGTAATCGTTCTGTTCTTTTGCGTAAGCCTTAGCCGCCGCCGCCACTGCTTCTATTTTGTAAGTTTCCTTCGGGTCTGTGGATTGTGTTAAATTTTGCTCTAACTCCGAATAACTGGTTAATTGTTTACTCATCTTCCGCCTCTGTAATCTGCTTTAATATATCGGTTCGTGCTTTTTCAAGTTCCCCCAATATGATGAAGCCCGGTTGCATCTGTTCTTTTTCACGCTCCATTCCCTGCCTGTGTTTTATCATGGCGCACTCGTGAATATCAATAACATCCCGAACACACATCATAGCCGTTTCTATGCGTTCCAATCTCTCTAATAAATCCATCAGCATCTCCTAACAAACAGCCGCCCTCACCGAAGTGGTAGCCTGCTCAGGTCTACACGGTAAGGGCGGCTGTTCGTCCACTTGTGGTAGACCTGAGCTAATATCATTATAACATAAAACTTTACTTATAACAAACATCTTTCACCTTCAACGGCAAGCTATCATGCCACGCTTTCATATGCTCCCATCCATACCGCTCACATTGTACCTGCCAAAAGTGCATCCGGTTCTCAAATGACTTAGCTCTGCCGGAGCACTTATGACAGTCCTCACATACAAGTTGAAAGTTCTCCGGAACGTCTAACTCCTTCATCCCCTTGCGTCTGCCGTAGAATATATGGTGTGCTTCCTCTGCCGGATTTTCACACCCGAACACTTCACAAGTATACTGCCTGCGTTCTTCAATAAGACGCATAGCTGTTTCAGTAGGCATTAATTACCTTTCTACAATCCAGCCAAGACCATCATCAGATGAAGTTAGCTTATCGCTGGTAACAAGCGGACACCATGAGGGGCGCTTTCGTAATAATGTCAGCCTTTTCTCGCTGTCCAATATACAGTGCCGATATTCTTTTCTTTGATGTAGTGGTATTGGCACTCCTGAAGTTGTTTGCTTATATTCAGCCTCTTTGTGATTAATGTCCGACCTTGTCTCAAATGTACACCTATTGCAATTATTGGGCATTTCATCAATTATTATTTTATATATCTTCATCACTCCCTCTTCCCATAATGAACCACTAACCGATACTCCGGTTTTAATGTCGTTCCGCACTTAGGACATTTAGTCCACTCCCCGATTTTCGCCTGTATCTCTGCTTTGCAACTATCACACTTAACAGTTATCATAAATACCTCCAATACCTAATGCCTGCCCATCGAATATCATAATCAGGTGTGACTATCACGCCGTTCTGGAACGTGCCAATCTGAGGAACGGTCGTTCCTTTGAGGATAAACTCAATCTTTCTATCATCCTCTGGTTTCTCGTTTCCATACTTCCATACGCTCATTTTTCACCAGCCGCAACGCACAAAGCCGCCAGTAGAACGCCAAACGGTGCGCCTACAAATAGACCGATTACAAGACCAATCCAGAACATTATAATTCTCCTATATCATCAACTTGAACGGGCTGCGTATCCTCAAGCGGATACAGGTCGTCAAAGTCCACATAACGCATCACCAGGTTGTGCTTGACAATCTTAGGTTGTGGCTGCTTGCTCAGTAACTCGTAGTAAAGGCGGGCAATCGTCACAATTACGCCAAAAGTGACACCTAACAAAAATACAGGTAATCGTTTCATCACATCACTCCCTGTCTACAATCCACCCCAACCCATCGTCTGAGGCGGTTAATTCATCGGCTGCAACAAGCGGACACCAGCTGGGACGGGCAGAACACTCATATACCCCGAAATCAATAATATACATCGTGATTTCACATCCTGTTGGGAAGGTTCTCCCGTCGCCTTTACAAAAATGGCAATTCTTGCATCCCGTTGGTAATTTATCCACAATCACTTTCAATATCTCCATCACATCACTCCTTTAACTAAATAGGTTGAAAACTCACTTTCCAACCATATGGGTTGTGTCACATCACTCCTAATCTAAACAGTGCCCACACAAAACCACCCAATAGCAAGGCAAGGCCCAGCAGGGGCAGCGCCTTTTTCAGCCCATCGCCCAGGACGACAACGACAATGAACAGCAGCAGGAAGCCACCTACAACAATCGCAGTTATGGCAATCAGCGAATAAGCCAGTACGTCAAGAAGCATTGTCCACCTCAAATCCAACCGCACGAAACTTTTCTGCTGAAGTTTCATAGCCCCATTCATCAACCCGGTTATCATAAGATAACTTATCAATCATCATTTCCATCGCTTGCTCGCGGTCCTTGACAAGTTCCGAAAATACAATATAAAAATGGGCTCCAATTCTATTCTCGCCAGCAGCCATCATTCCGCCTCCATTTCCCCATCCTGTACTGTGACCAGCTGCCCCAGCGTTGCCAATACCTCAAGCGCACCGACTTCGCCCAGATTCTTGACCTTGCTCTGCAACTCCAAGCTCTCTGCTTCAATCCACATCCGGTCTTTTTCGTCAAGACTTTCTAACGCCAACCTGTGAACGTCTCGTATGAGATTATTTACCTCTCCACCCGTAGCTCTGTCGCTATAACTTGAAAGAGCATATAAATACTTTTTGAGTACCTGATAATCGTTCATAAAAGTTTCTCCTGTCCAGTTACTAACTCCCAATAATCACCGGCTAGCGCAAGCTGTTTTCCATAACCGAAATCAACTTCGATTGCCTTCTCCTTGAAGTATTCCATATCGGCTCGTAACACTCTGCCGGTATCGACTTCTTTTATGACAATCTCCCTTGCGCCGTTCTGGAACGCCAGGTCAAAAGCATATTGGTCAATCCCATATCCATCAACAATTCTCAATTTGTGAACTGAGCTATACACCTTTTTGGTAAGCGTTTCCCCCTTCAATACTCCAATAGTGCTCCCATTACGATTGCGTAATAACATCATACTCCTTGCATCTAAAGTCCGGACTGCCATTATAACCCATCTGCTCTTTTATATCATCTGATAACTCACCATCCCCGAAAAACGACTTCAACAGAGCTGTCTCAATCTTACATCCGCTTTTGGGATAAGGCGGAAATCCAAACGACTTAGAACACACCTTGCAGTTCCTATCTCTCCAAGCGAAGTCGTTATCCCAACTTTCAAATATCTTTACGTAAGCCATAGCCACTATCCATAAACCAGAAGTCAATCTGTTCCAGTAACAATAAGAGGTTTCCAGCAAGCCCGGCGATAACAACTCCATCATCCCACTCTTTACAAACCGCACAAGGTGAATAACCCTGTTCCAGCTTTTCCAGTTCTTCCCGTGTAACTTGTAATCTCTGGTATTTAGCCATTCCAATTCTCCTTATAATAATCTAATCGTTCCTGCATATCATGTGCCATAGCGAACATCATATTTTTATGAGCCGCCCGGACGAACCTTTGCCACTCGCTTTTAACGAACCTACCTCGATTCAAGTCCCTCATAAGCCTACGCTTCCATAAGGTAAATCGTTCCAATTTTCTCATCGTGACACCTGCAAGCTAAAACGATATTTTACGTCGTTAGGATAGAACCACGCCGAGCTTGCAACTAAGTCATTCGCTGTCATATGAACCTTCTCGAACATAGTAACAATATCCTCCGTGACCTCAACCGATTGAATCTTGCTCTCCCATCGAACAGTGTTATCATCCGTAGGCACTCGCCGTTGGTGAACCACGATAAACCGTTCCTTCCCTTCCACCGCTTCCTTGAATGTTTGAATCATAAGTAACTCTCCACTATCTCACTAAGTCTTGTTATTCCCTGTTCCGTTTCCAGGTTCAGGTCGCCACGCTCTTGCAAGGCCGTTAATTCATCCACCAAATCTTCAAGTTGGTCTAACGTGAGGGTATCCATCTCAAAATCTCCAACATTCAGCCTTGAAAACTTAGTCATCAAATATCTGCGCTTCGCTTCTTCAAATCCCATTTTATGCTCCTTGTGTATAGTTTTTACTGAGGTTGCCAACGTTCCTCTCCCTCTGCAAATCGAGTTTCCCTGTCTTCCATATAGATGGGACAATCCCGAACAATGGTAAGTCCACCGAACATAATCACGTTCTCCTTATCGCATAGCTCCTGATGCCGGACATTCACTCGCTTGTAATAATCGGGGTAAATCCCGCCCTCTGCTTCGATTTCATCTAACGCCTGATGATAAAGCTCAGTCCGGCGACTTTCGTTAGCCCAATACTCGGCTTCTGTCATTTTAATTATGACCATTACCAACCTCCACAACCTCTATGCCTTTAAGAACGAGCGCATCCATTGTACGCTTGTTAGGGGCTTGCCATATACCGCCATCAGGGCCCGGTATCCATTCAAAACCAATGTTCATCAACGGCTTTCCTTCACGATACCCAACCCCATCAAGTAACCAATACTCACCAACTATCTCTCCGTTATACTTGTCCTTCTGGTGAATAATCCTTACCATCGCGCTCTCCCTTCGTTATTATACTGATGCCAAGCGTCACTCCGCATTTTAGCAATATCATCTTCCGGTAAAGATAGCACATAGGCTCGGTTTCTGTCTTGCATCGTGACCACTGGTTTCTCAGGTTTGTCGGCCTCCATAAACAACTCAACCATCCATTTCGGCTTACAAGACAAGTGCCATAATAACCGGTCAATGCTATCAAAAACTTTAAGTATCTCATTATCCATGTGTCCGTAGGTCATCCAGCTATGCCATAACTCGTAACTATTCTCATAAGCGAATGACTTGCAAATCGAGTAAATATCATGAACATCGTGACTGGTCTCCAACACTTCGGTAAATTCTAATTTCTCAATCCGTTTTTTCAGGGTCATTATCGGCCATCCAATCTGAAAACGACTTCCCAGTAGCTATCCTTCGGCCACATTTCGTAATGTTCAGTTGCTTCAATAATCTCAGCCCGGGTTGCTTCTTTGATTGCCATAGCTAACTTGCGCTCATTGTTTCCGTGGCGGTAGAAAAATCCCTTCTGAACGACGTATGCGCCTTTGTGCTTCCGGCTCTTATAAACCTTGTCGAAATATAACTTTTTACTTGCTAAAATTTCCTGAACTTGTGTTGCGGTCATTGTCAACTCCCTTTCTGAATAAACTGGCTCTTGTTCCTCAAAGTCCGGTGCTTGTCGCTCCTGCGGTTCAACCAGACCGTTTTCACTACCATACTTTTTAATAAGATAACGTGGACAATATCAAACTCGCCATCATAAACTTGCCTGGCTAAAATCTTAAAGGGCTTTCCACGAGCCACTTCCATCTCCACTATCTCCACCTGCGTAAGATTAATGAAGTTAGGCGCTTCGTCTATTCCCTTAGTTTCCATCTGCTCTTTACTGTGAGGTGAGTACCGTAACTGGTAATCAACGTCTTTCCAGTTCAGTTCCGGCATATAAACCTGTTCGTTGTACTTTCCGTCTCTCACCGCTTGCTCCTTGTTTGTTGTTTGATGTAAGTACATTATAACATATTATTTATTAGAATAGGTTAATAGTTTTCTCGTTTTATATTAATAGTCCAGCCACCAGGCCTTTTCTATGGTTTTCGTTCCGTTCATCATCGGTCTAACCGACTTACCCTTAATGTGTACCGTGAAGTGCCTACCATCGGAGATTCTATCCATCTGGTAACTTTCGAATATCTCAGAGGGCGCAAAGTTGCTAATCCAAACCGTTATGCTCCGCTTCTTGATAGAGGACTGGTATCTCGCATCCATTAGGTCACTTAACGACTGCCTGCTAAAATCGGTCTGCCTGTCCCTGCCTACTTCATCAATAACAAGCATCTTCAAGCGGGACCATTCCTCTAACCTTTTCAAGTAAAGCCCCTGCCCATTATCAGCATCATAACTTGACCTGAGATGATTAATAACCTCACTCATTTTTCGGTACTTGACAGGAATATCTAAAACATTCCGAGCATAAACTGTCGCGCTCTTAGCCATAATCGTCTTTCCGTTACCAGGCTCCCCGTGAATGTAAAGCCACCCCCACCCACGTTCCAGAACGGCATCATAAGCCTGGCGCATTTCCCGGATAGCATCATTCTGAATATAACTCTCCCAATCCAGCGTCTTAGCTTCTTCTACGTCAATGCCAATCGTGTTATCCCACTCAACAAACTTCCGGTTCGGACACGGAAACATCTTGCCGAAGTCCTCGTCATGGATGGGTACATCGTAACGGATGTACCCAATCCCACCACACACTTTACAGTCTTTTATGCAGTATCCCCAATCTCCCATCTTAGCCTCCTAAAAACTAATCTCTTGACTTTCTTCCCTGCCGTCTAAAAACTTTACCTCATAAGCGCTCACTTCAAAACTGCTTCCGGTCGTGCCGTCTTTCCGGGTGAACGTTTTCGGATTGCCTTTTTCATCAGCTAACAACCTACCAACGACTAACGCCTTGCTACCGCTTTTGAGATATTGATTACAGGCTTCCGCTTGCGCACCCCATACGCTAACCCTGAACCATACCGTCTCGTCTTTTCTCCGGCTGGTGGCGATACTAAAATCTGTAACGGCATCACCCTTCGGGGTGTAACGCATACTTGGTTCTCGCCCTAAAAATCCTACAATCGTTATGCTTTGGTACATTATTCATTCCTTTCTAATACTTTACAATTTTACAATCATTAGGCAATTTAAGTTCTTTGCTCAATAGCCAATTACCCTTTATATCAATAACATGACCATAGGCACATAAATAGCTAATAGTTATAAGGTTTCCGTCTATCTCTTGATATACCTTGGCTATATCATTTGTTTCACATACTGGGCAATAAAATTCATTTTCCATGTCAATCCTTTCTTAAATAGTCATAGTCGTTAATATCAATCCCCTGTGATTCAAGTTCTTCTCTTATCTCACGCACCCGCTGTTCCTGCAACTCCTCAAATGGTATCTTCCTTTCTGCCTTCTTAATCTCACTGTGAACAACTGCGATTGACGGGGGTTGTCCGTCTTTCCGATACCGCCAATCTTGTTTCCAGTTCTCCTTAAAAGCGATAACATCTTCCGGGGTGTATCCAGCTTCCCTCAGTTCCTTGCTGGCCTTATAAATCCTACCAGCGTTGCTCTTGATTTTCATATCCAACTCGGTTGCATCCATCAAAGCCTGAACCATCTCGTTATGAGCCTGCCTTTTGTCCGGCCTTACCCCTTTTGCCTTTTCTTCAAACTCATCGCCAGCGTCCACATATTCGGGGTCGCCGTCAGGCGGTAATCTTTTAATGTCTGTGTTAGTCTCTGTGTTAGTCTCTGGTATAGGTGTTACCATTTTGGGCACTTCCATTTTACCATTTTGGGTACAGGGTTTAACCGTTTTGGGTATAAGGTCGTTTTCAAGTTCATTTAGTTTATCGTAATCTATTGTATACCATAAAGTTTTATCGTAACCCTTTTTATTGTATTCACTGGTCGCCAACACAATCTCACGTTCTCGCAATGCCGTTAACGCCCTCCATACTGTATTCTCGCTCCACCAGGGGAAGTTTTCTTGCCATTCTTTTTTAGTGTTATATACCCACCACCTACCGTCTTGAAGGTGTCCGGCCTTGTTGGCTTCCTGATAGGTTTTCAGCCAATAATGAATCTGCTGTAACACCACCGCCTCATTTAGCCCTATCGCCTGCGCAAGCTTAGGCAAAACCATTACGGGTTTATCGTCAATCAATAACTTGCTCATTTCACTTACTCCAATAACAAAACCCTGCCGCTCGAATAGTCTGATTGCTAAGGTCAGATGTGAACAGCAGGGCTTTATTGACTATTCTACCATACTGACCTTAGCATATACATTATAACATACTTTTTCCATTTTGTGTTAAGGCTCATCTTCGAATTCGTGTTGGCGCGCATAAATACGTGGATTGCTTACCGCCTCCGAATGAATCTCTGCGCTCATCCAGCGGGGTTGCCTTATGCTAACCGGATGACCGTCTTCGTCATAGGTTACTTCTTTTATTGCCCAATAATGTATCCTTCCACCGAACTTCTTAAACTCCACCAGTTGGTACATAACCATTCGGGGCGGGCATAATAGCCCGCCCCTGGCCTCCTTTCTAAACCGATTTACTTGCCAGCAGGTCGTCCATCTTCTGCTGTCCCTTGCTCATTAGAAAAGCACCCTGAACACCGGATAGCTCTTTCTTAGCCATCTCACCGATAACATAGCCACCACCACTGTCCCGTGTCAAGTTCAGCCACTTCAATCCCGCATTGATAACTTTGCGGTTCACCTCTTTCAGTGAGCGATTTCCAAACAAGTACTCTTGCGCATCGTGGCGCAAATCATCATCTCCAAAATACTCACCAAGAGTAGCCGCTAACAACTGCATTTGCTTGTCATTAGCTTCACCCATCACCTCTGCAATTTCTGCAATCCGGGATTTCAGGGTCTCAGGCTTGTAAGGGCGTTCCCCAGTTTCCTTTGTAACGGGTTTAGAGGGCTGTGGGGCTGTTTTTACGGCCTGTGAGGGTTTAGATATATGTCCCTGCTGATTGGGACTGTTACCGTCCGTATCCTCGTCGCTATAAATACCGAGCATACTGGCTAATCCATACCGCCTGAGATAAGTGATAATCTTCCCGGCTTCCTGAACAATATTCTTGCTGTCATCTGGAAGCATAACCATAATCCGGTCACTAATCCATTGTCCACTTTCGTGCATCAAGATATTGTCAATGCCAACGTAATGCCCATCACTTACCGGGGGTTGCATATAAGACAATCCCTCACTGTGCATCACTTTCGCTACGTCAATCACTGAACCCAAAGTCGCATACTTTGACTTATAAAACGGGTTCACCGCATCAAACGGGGCTGAGCCTAACTGCGCTTGCACCCTCGCTAATGCTCCTGCCAATTCATTAATCTGTTCGCTTTTATTCATTTCATATCCCTTTCATTCCATATAACACAACCAACAAACACAATCACTAACACGGCCGACCATAAATAAACCATAACGCTCCTTTCTAATCAAACAACTCATGATAATATTCTTCCAGCTTTTGCCAAAGCGCCTCACCTCCTTCGCGAACCAGTACCTCAAAATAGGCATAGGATTGCAAACTAGACCCATCATAGTAGCACGGTTGACCAGCTAAGTATTCGCAACTTTCAACCATAACATCTTGACCGTCATACATAGGCTTCGGACTGTGATATCCAATATCTGCGGGCATCGGTGCAAAGGGGTTGTATGCTCTATCTCGTTTCGATTCAAGCCATTCCATAACATGGGGTAAGTGCCAATTTGTGTATAATACAAACTGCACAGCGCCCTTGTCGCCCATTAGAACAAATCTCATTTCCACTCCGTGAATACCGTAATTCTTACTTGGGTCTGGATTGCGCTTATCCCACGCTGGATGTAATCTAATTTCTCTTTCCATAACGCTCCTTTCTAAAACTCGATTTCTTTTTCTTCAACGTGGTCGTTCTTCACTTCACCACACTTGACACAATACACATACTCGAAGCTTTCTTCGTAAAGCTCTCCACCCGCAAACCAACGTCGTTCACAAATCTCGGTGTCCCATTCATGCTTGCACATTTTTTACTCCTTCCAAGACTTCTGCGCACGGTCAATGCGCTCATCAATCATCCGGTTATAGGCTATCATAGCCAGCGCAGCTTGTGCGTTTGCTGAAGCATACTGAGCAGGGTCGTTTGTGGCATACCGGATAACCTCCCGGATAGCCTCGTCCGAATACTTAGTTTGCTTCATTTCGTTCCATTTAATTATGGCTTGATTGTAATTCATAATACTCCTTGTATCTCTAATTATAACCTATTTGACTTGTGGGGTAAATCGTGCTACAATGGATTTGTTAGCTAACAAGATGCTAACGCTCCTTGTAAGCCCCCGGTTACTCCCGCCGGGGGCTTTTTGTAAAGGGCTTATCCCACTTACCAATAGCAACACTGGTATAGTAGTTCACGAAAAAGTAATCCGACTGAATGTCGCTGTAATCGAAGTTGTGTTCATTCATAATCACGGCCACCCTGCTCATAACCTTCCAGGCTTTGCGGGTTAGGGTCACTCCGTTGGTCATGCGCTTGTCCTTATTGTACTCGTCTCGTAAAGCGTACTCGTTCAGTTGAGCATAGCCAACAATCGGATTACCTCTGGTGTCGCGATAACGCCCATCTTCACCGGCTTCGAATACTTCAAATGGGGCTTCCATCAAGGCAATATCGATGTTCCGTCCGTGCCTTGTCACAACCGAGAACTTGCATTCTGGAAACTCCGCTTTCAACTGCTGCCTAATCCATTTTGAGATTTCTACCTTTGGGCTTTTCTGCGTTACTTTCAATTGTATTTTCATCCTACTGCTCCTTTTCTAAATTGATAAAATATGAGTAACTTTCAAATCATGATTTTCGCAATACTCCAAAGCCTTATCCCTTGCCTGCTTGAGTTGGTCAAAACTCTTGGTCTCGTGAAGTACCCTGACTTCATTCGTGGTAACTCTGCCATACCATTTCCAGGGGACAAAATTCATATCAAGCCAAACCTCAACCCATACCTTCATCTTACTGCACCTTTCCTTTATTGTCGGGGAACCAATAGCCACGAAAATCATCATTTTTTATAGATTCCTCTACTGGGTTTATTATCTCCGAGCTAACAATAGAGCCAATATAATAAAAGCTGTTATCTCTATTTAATATTTCGAGTAAATGACTTTCACTAAAAGCTAAAACATAAATGGTACTGTATTCAAACCTGCCCTCGCAATTATATTTAACAACAGTTTTATAAGTATTTTCGTGCAAACTTTTTATTACTCCAAACATCTTACTGCTCCTTTACCACTACTGGGTCTACTTGCACTCCCATATCCCGAAATATGTCTTTCATCTTATCATCGAATGTCATTGTAAACTCCCGTTTGTCTATTTGAATGTAAATACATTATAACATATTATTTATTAGAATAGGTTAATAGTTTTTATGAATAACTTTCAATCACCCTATGAATAACTCCCAACGGTGAATAAAAGTCGCACCAAACGGAAATAACGTCTATAAGTATTTTCGTTTATAGACGTTATTATCACGTTTATCATACGATGTTTGTGCATCCCATACACAAAAGGCAGGGATAAGATAACCCTGATTATGATAATCAGGATTAGTATTTTAATAACTATTAAAAATGGAGATGGCGGGAATCGAACCCGCGTCTATGCATCAAATATAACGAAGTTCGTTATATCCCATACACACGAAAACCTTTCATCCCCAATTCCTTACAAGTTACGGGTTACAGTAGAGGCCAGGTCGTTTCCTACCTTATAAAGACCGGTTGCTACTAATCCCAACCCAATGGCGTGAACGATATAAACCGGAACATTGAAGTCGGCAAACCCTTCTGCTGGGATAGCTAATACAAACGACAACACAAAAGCAAACACGGTTGTCATCCAACCCTGATACCATTCAAAACCCTGGGCTTGAATCTTTACATACTGAACGATTGACATAAGCAACCCAATCAGCACCACGTTCTCACTCAAAAACTGAACCATTACTCCATAATATTCTAAAAACATTTTATCCTCCAAATATACTGACTAATGCGTTGATGATAATGCCGAGCCAGGCCAGCGCAACATACCATACAACCTTTTTAATATCCTTGTGCAAATCTTCTAACCTTTCAAATCTTTCATTACAACTTGCTATCGTGCCGCCTTTCTCTAATGTGCCGACAAGTTTATCTAAAATCTTTTGTACATTTTCGGCAACGTCTTCCACTGCACTCTCAACAGAAGCCAATCTATGAACTATTGAGTTTGACGGGTCGCCGTTTCCTTCAATCACCTTACGCATTGCTTCGACGTCCCTGCGTAACTGCGCTCTTTCCGAACAGGCTTCCATTCCAATATCAAATGTAACATCCGATAATGCGATAAGTGCTTCTGTGTAACTGCTCATCTTTTTAATTTCGTCTAATCTTCTGCGTATAGCTTCTGCATTTCTCATCCTAACTTCCTTATACTATTTTCTGTGTAATATCTAATGTAACCTCACTCTTTGGGTTATCATAGTGGTAAGTGCCAAACATACAACCTCTCGGCTTTGGCGACTTATGTCTTTCTGCGACCCATCCAGATGTTTTCCCGGTATCCGATGGGCTTAGAACATATCCGGGTGTCCTCAGATACCAGACAAGCTCGGTGTAAGTTCTCATGGTATATTGGTTTAGTCTTTCAACCTTTTGAGCCAAACTCATCGCTTCATGGATATGCCCGTTAAGCACAACCTGCGCATCCCGGATATAAACACTCTGCCTTTGAAATTCTATCGCACCCTTTGTAACGACCGCACTGTTTGACTTGCCGTGATGAAAGTATAATAAGTGGGATGCATTTCCATTTCCCTTTTTATACTTGAAAGTTACCCGGACATACCCCCAATAGCCAACACCAACTGCGTTCACGCCGTGTAAACTCAAATCATAAGCCAATCTCTCAGTAAGCGAAGTACCGTTCATCTTTCTAACACTCGCTTCGTGATTTCCTTCTCCAATAATAAAACAAGGAATGTCCTTAAACTTTCTCAATAACTGGCTGTGCCACATTACAAGCGCATCAAAATAGCTCGATACCTTAAACTCCTTCTTCAAATCTTCGGGGTCTCTGCGTGGGTCAAATCTACCCTGCATAGCGTCAAATAAATCACCATTGATAATCACGGGGGCCTTTAGCTTGTTCGCTTGTTCCAAGTGGGTTTTCCATAAATCTAAGTCACAAGAGATACTATCTGCGTGAATATCTGATGAATACATAATGCTCAACTCGTCTTTTGATTCTGCCTCAACCTCAATTACAACACCTTCCGGACTGTGTTTTGTAAGCATTTATCTGTCCTTCACGGATATTTTCATTGTCCTCTCATCGGTACGGGCTGCGCTTATCATAAACTCTTTATCTTCCATAATCACCTCTTTACATTAATTATTGATGTTCGCTCTAACCGTGAACGAAACCACCTCGGAGTAGAATTTATCCCCGGAGGCAAATTCAACATAACCCTGAATTTTCCATAATCCAGCCATATCTATATCGTTGGTCTGAGAAGCATATTTAATTTTCCCATCAGTTCCATTTGTGGTGAATGAGGCAGTGGCAGCAATCTTTGCTGAATTTGGCTTTTTGAAATATATCGTCTTGGTTGCCACGCTCGACACATCAACCACTGTTCCATCTTGCTCTGTAATCGTCAGCTCGAACACTGTGCCAACATCACCTACGTGAATAATCGTGTTTGTCATAATTTCTCCAATTCATCATAATCATCTGTCACTGTTCGGTTCATCACTGCGCTTTCTGTCACTGTCCGGTTCATCACCACGCTCCGGCGGTAAATTTCAGCATATGCTGTCAAATCAGCAATAACCATAGATGTTAGTGTAACATCTCCAAGCGTCTGCGAAAGGCTCGCTGTAACCTCAATCCCCACTTGCCCATCAAGCACCACATCCGCAAGAACGGCAGTGAGATAAGCTTCAATATCAACGCTAACCGATGCTGATAGCGTGGCGTCCGCTAACGCCTGGTCAAGCGAAGCTGATATATCCGTCTCAATTTCGGATGATAGTGTGGCGTCCGCTAATGAAGCTGATAGGCTGGCTCGCACCTCCACCTCAGCTTCTGCTGAAATCGTGACGTTATCCAGCGTCTGTGAAAGCTCGCCTGATGCCTCTGCCACCACCTGTGAGGATAATGTGACGGCTTCCAGGGTCTGCGAAAGCGAACACGACACCATCGGTTCAACTTCCACCTCAGCCGATAGTGTCACATTTGCCAGTGTTTGCGATAGGCTGGCAGCGATTGCGCCTTCCGATGATGCCGTTGCTGATATTGAAACGGCTTCAAGCGTCTGTGACAGGCTTGCTTCAACATCCGTCTCAATTGCCGATGATAACGTGACCG